GCTGCACCCCAACCTGATTGAATAACAGATGAGTGTGAAGGAACTTCGTTCTCATCTTCCTCAACGAACAGGTTTTCCTCAACTACTGGAGCTGAGTATGAATCTACGTTAGGTAGATCTTTCTTTACTTTCAATGAAGCGCTCATGGCTTCCTCTCTTTACTTGGCTGATAGCTGAGACCCAAGGGTCTTTACGCTAGGTGGTTAGTTGGTTTCTTGATCGTGAATCGCTTTCCAAGATTCTGCCAATTCAATTGACATGTCAGGGTAACGATTCCAATCAATTCTCGGAGACTCTAAGAGTCCACGAGAGTTAAAGATCCTAACAGTTGACTCGATCATTGCTTTGGAATACATCCGCCATCCTGGCTTCTTTACTCCGTCTACGATGATTGACTTTAGGCGATAGGGTGCACGTGGTATATAACCTTTTCGTTCCCAAAGCCGTAGAGTAACTATCGGTCTTCCTAGTGCTTGGCACAATGACCCCGCACTATATAATTCTACCACGTTTCCGTTAGGTAGTTTTTTAACCTGTGGATTTGCATCCCAGGATCCTTCTTCTTTTGTTTTCTTTGGCTTAGCATTTGGGTCTACAGGGCGACGCTTCTTCTTAGAACCTGGATAGTAGTCATCCAGGCCACCAAAAAACTTGTCTACCTGATCTTCCATTATTAAGCCTTGCTAGTAAGAAATGCGTACGATACTTTCTTTGGGAACATCTTATCAACTTCTTCTTCTGTGATAAGACCTTCGTATAGACACGCCATTACTTCGTCTTCTTTAAGAACCGGAAGCATTGCGTAGCAACGATCATACAAACCTTTTTCTTTAAGAAGGTCTGTTGCAATGCTCTCGTCTAATGACTGAGATACCTTGCGCTGGCGTTGTAGGGATGTGAATCCGTCAACTTCGTGGGGAAGACGGAGCCACAGGTTTCCCTTTTCGTCAGGCTCACCTATATCATCAACTAGCTCTGATAAGTCTGCTTTGATTGAATCTCGTTCCTTACTTAAGTCGTCAATCCGACTACGTAAAGAGATAAATTGTGAGACCTTCGGCATGAAACCTGGGTCTTGTGGATCTTGGCGTTCAATAACATTTGGCATTTTTTCCTCCTGTTACTATTCTATACGGTAATCCTTAGGAACGCAAATCCCCAACGTATGCCTTGAGAGCCTCAATAATCACGTCTGTAACGGTGCGCTCTTCGATGGCAGCCTTGTCTTTCACAGCAGTCCAGAGGTCGTTAGACACACGGATAGTGCGAGTCGGGGTCTTAGGTGCGTTAGGCATAGTCATAGTTTAAACCGAAACTGCCTCTAAGAAAGCCCTAAGTGTTCCGGCTGTTAACGTTACTCCACCCTCAGTATTGATGCCTTCTCCGTCAATGATTGCGTTTGCTACAGCCATCTTCTGTACGAGCATAGCGTGCTGACGTTCCTCAATTGATCCGTCCATAATGAAGTCTTGAATTACGATTGAGGGCCATGTGCTGGATGCTCTTCTGATTCGTCCATTACGTTGAAGTGCGAGTCCTGCGTTCCACGGGAGATCATAATTAATAAGAAGATTAGCTTGAGGTAGATCAACACCATAGCCCCCAGCATCAGAGCTGACAAGGATCCTAACTTCGGGATCCGTCTGGAACTTAACTTTTGCTTCTTCTTTTTCTTTAGCATTCATGGCTCCTGTATACGGGGACGATTTATAATTAAGTGCTTCTCTAATTAGTTTAACCATATGTACATAGCTTGTAAAGATAACTACTTTGTTTCTTTCATCTTGCTCTAAGAAGTTGTCTACATATTCTTTGAGTGCGGATAGCTTTGGAGTTTGCTTTAATTTATCAAGCCTGCCAGACTCTTCCAACTCCCCAGCGTAACCGGATGTAGACGATGAGACACGAATCAACTCATGGTGATCGCAAAGCATACGCAGTGCTGTCAGCTTTGACATTACCTTGCCCTTGAGTGCATCCATGACATCGTTGGAGTGCTCCCCAGCGTAGTGGCTGAACAGATCAAATGATGAGCCGAATGACTCTACTGCATCGTCTAGATCCTTTAGGAGTTCTCGTGCAATATCTTTATAGAGAACAGATCCGGCACGATCAAACTCTACCAAAATAGGCTCCGCAAAAATTGTATCGGGCAGGTAGGGTGCGACGTCTGCATCTGTTTGTCTCTTGCGTACTGTTGATGTTGCAAGAGTTTTGCTGAGGGTAGTTAGGTTACGGTAGCGCTCAACACCACCAAAGCGATTGCGTACAATAAAGGTTTGATCAAAGAGATCAAAGCGTCCTAAGACCTTTGAGTCTACAAACTGCATAATGCTGTAAAGCTCTTCCGGCTTACCGTTCTCAATAGGGGTACCGGTTAACGCAAACTTAACAGGGCTAGTAAGCTTCTTTACTTGCTTTGATCGTTTTGATCTAAAGCTTTTGATTGCTGTTGCTTCGTCGCATACAACGAACCCTCTCGCAAGATGTTGAACATACTCCCAGTCGTTAACAACCTGCTCGTAATTGAGGATGACGTAATCGGCTGTTTCAGCGGTAACATACTGCTCTGCTCTTTTAGACGGGGTTCCATCCACGACCACAGTGTTTGAAGAACCATCGGTAAACTTCCTAATCTGATCTGCCCACTGATACTTCAATGAGGATAGACAGATAACTATACCAGGCTCTGTGATCTTTCCTTCGTCTTTTAACTGCTCAAGAGCAGCAATAGTTAAAACTGTTTTACCCAGGCCAAGGTCATAGGCCACAAGCATCTTCTTGCGGTCTACCATAGCCTCTACAGCCTCTACCTGATATGGCAGAAGTGTTCCGGTAAAACTCATACAAAAGCTCGCTCTCCAAAGACAGAATGCTTTGCACCCTCTATACCAAGTATAACCTGTTCTTCAGGCATATCGCCAATGTCTTTGTAGTCGCCAGTGTAGTTAAAGAAGAAGCACTCCAGGCCTTCCTTCTTAGTACGAGCAAGCATGTCACGAGAGGCTTTCTCACCGGCAGGATCGACCTTAGGATTATCAAAGGCAATAATTAGCTTATCTGCACGACGCATAAGATCTACTTGATCCTGACTAATGGATGCACCAAATGTTGAGACGCCACCTTCAATTCCCAATGATGAGAGTTTTACTACGTCTAGTGGAGACTCAACTATGATCATAGTGCCACTGCTCCAGACATCTAAACCAAATAAAGTTTTAGACTTTTGCACACCGGTAGGGCGGTTACGGAAATAACGATTGACTTGCCCTTTCTCTTGCCAACCCATAAGCTTGTTAGTATCTGGTTGACGTATAGGTGTAATCCAACCCTGTTGCTTTGCATCCCACTTAACAGAGTGCTTGATGCAGGCTTCTGCTGTTAGGTCTCTAGCAGATAAAGCCCAATCTGGAGGTAGGCTGTCAAAAATCGACAGACGTGCCTCACTCATTTCTACCAAAGGTTGAACAGGGATATAACTGTTCTTAGCTTCTTCCAACTGCTTTGCAATTAGTTCAAAGTTAACCTCGATATTCTGACGCAGCCAGTCTTTGGCTGCCTCAAAGTCAAGGCGACCCCATTGAGTTTCAAACTCATTGATCTCTGCTACAAGAGTAAGAAGGGTTCCACGGTATCCACAGGAGAAGCAATGGTGGACACCGGTCTCTACATTCATAGACCATGACGGGCGAGAGTCTGCACGACCAGTACGCTCTAAGTGCATAGGACATAGACCAAGCAACTCATCGTTGCGTTGGTCTGTCTCAATACCTAGTCTTAGTAGTACAGACTCTACATCGCCCTCACGATACATATTAGTCCTCTTCTGTGTATTCTTCTTTAGGACGGTCGTCCATCATTACATAATCTTCTGGCATGTCAACAAGTGTTGGTGCAGTAGCTTTAGTGCCACACTCTGAACACTCCATGTCTAAGAAGTACATTGAGATTTCATAGTCCTGGAACATAGCCTTGATGTCCCAAAGTGTTGACCCACAAGGACAAACGTGAGTTGGTTCTCCACGCACATCCATTGCGTTTGTATAATCTGGTTTTAGATCGCTGATGTTTTTAATAATCTTTTCCTTTCCTGCGGTGTTGTTCCTGCCCAGATACCCTCTAGGTTTGGGATCCGTATTGCGTACTTAAAACACTCTTCTTTAATCCAACAGTCCCCACAAATTTCTTTAGCCCTCTGGACTTCTTTATGGTTTGTGTACTTTTCTGGAAAGAATACGTCTGGATTTTCTCCAGCACATAGTTGAGTTCCGTTAAAAGGGCTTGATTGGAGTGCCAAAGGTTCCATACTCTTCGAACTTCCCTTCTTCCCAGTCCCATAAAAGATCACTGGTTGCTGGGCCGGAGTTACGGCTTGCAACAATGCGAAGTTCACGAGATGAATCATCTTCTTCATCTTGTTTCTGAAGACCCAAAATAACATCTGAGTCTTGGAAGAAAGAAGATGAATAACCAATTGCATCTGCGGATACCTGACGCTTCTTCATTTTCCAAAGAAGAACCTGGGTGGACACCACAATTGGAATATTAGCTTTCTGTGCCAAACGCTTTAAGTTACGAGTGATACTTGTCAAAGCCTGTGGCGTGTTAGACTCACCACTTGCTTCGTCAACCATAAGATACACACCGTCAACAAATACGATGTCTGGTTTAATCTTTTCAATCTTTGCAGCCAAGCCTGTAACTGTCATCGCAGACGTACTATCTGTCAAGTAGAACTTCTGCATAGTTTCCATACGCTCTAAGGTTGCCTTGTATCGTTTCTCTTCGTCTAAGTTTAGATTTCCTCGTACCAAACGAGAGTGGGCAATCTTGGCACGCATTGCATCGTGACGATGTTGCTGCTCAATGTTACTCATCTCAAAAGATTGGAACATCGGGACGTGCCCGTCCTCGTGGACGTTAACAGCAATCTGCATGGCAAGGACTGACTTACCAGTCTTAGGTGGTGCAATGATTGTAATAAGCTGACCATTCTGTAGACCGGCTGTAGCCTCATCAATAGTTCTAAACCCTGTGCGATATCCAAGTAGGGCACCATCACGAGTTTTAATATCTAAGTATTCTTGGTAACGTTTTTCTGGATCCTTGGTAAGATCTACGTCGCTAGATTGGGCAGCGCCTTCATCATAGATAGTTGCAACCCCAGAGCTCATCTCTGCAATCGCACCGTCATGATTACCAGAGGCAATCATTTCCGCAGCAACCTGAACTACTTCAATAGTTTTCTGACGTCTACGGTATTCAACTAGTTGATCTACTAAGTACTCTAGAGAATCATCTACAGCAAGTAAACGATACGTAGGGAAGTTATCTTTAACCGTTACTGCACTAGGGATCTCTTGGTAACGAGTCCAGTGGGTACGAATAAACTTCCAGACAGCACGGTTCTCATCTACAAAGAACCAACTGTCTTCTACACCCTTTTCTAAGGCAGGGATAATCTCCCGAGTCCTTACGACTCGAGATATTAATCTCTCTTCATTATCTGCTGCCACCGGCTGCCCCCATATCTAAATACCAATGCCCATAACGTAACGAACGTTCGGGTATATCAATCACATGCTTTAGCTCAGGCCTGTAAGCTAACTCTGCAACAAGATCTGCAGGAACTCTATAAGCTTTTGCATAGTTAAACGGGTTAGTTCCAAGATTATCTAGATCTTCGAGAACCTCATCCATTTCTTTTTGAGAAAACCCGTACCCTACTAATTCTAGAGTGTAGGAGTAGGTTTCTGCAAATCGCCAGAATAAAGATAACGACTGTCTATTGTACGTAGTTTCTTCACCACTGACCGCCACACCAAATACTTTTTTAAAGGTGGGCCTGCGATCAAGGATGCAATCCAAAGTAACCACAACCCGCATAGGAGTTTCATTTGAGATATCGCCCCCTTTCATCTTTACAGTACTTCGATCTTGCCGTACTTCAATAAAAAATCCCTAAACATAATGGGATCTAAACTTGCCATTGCTGCATCAGTTTCTGGGGCCTTGTTAGAGATCTCTACTGGGTATACTCCAGAGTTTTTCTTCATCTTATCTGAAACGTAACGTGTATGCTTGCAAGAATTTCGTGTATTGAAACCCTCGCAGTTACAGCGTAGCTTTTTATTGTCAATGTTAATCCAAACCTCATGTGGTCCAGAGTCAGACAAAAATAATTGCGTCACTTGCCATGTACTCATAGTAGTTTCCTTCATCCTCGTCTGTCCCCCTGTGGCGCTTCTACTTCAATTGGTATGAACGCTTCCATAGCAAAGCTTCCCATAGGTGAGCCATAAACACTTCCCCAATTTTCAAGAGGAACGTTTGTAGTTACAATCGTTGGAAGCCCTGCGTTAAATCTTGAACGTAGTAATGCATCAAATGTGTTCTCTGCCCAACCTGATGCAGTTCTATATTCCTTACCGATATCATCTAGAACAAAAACTCTCACATTATTCATTCTATCCGAGTCACCATATATGCCGTCAAGTAGGATTTGAGTTGCCTCATCCTCGTCAGAGAACTGAGACTTCTGAAGCCTTAAAAGCTTTGGATAGTCCATAAACCCGCCTATGCGTTTTGGAAAGCCTCCAGGGATACCTAAGACGTCTGCTGGAATACCCCTGATAAGGCTCTGCAGGGCCGTAGAAGCCATTGTAGTCTTGCCGTGACCTGGATTACCCACCAGCATAATTCCGAGCCCGCAGGACGGAGATCCGGCCTTTTGGATGATCTCCCCATTGACCACTCTAGCCACCCATTTCTTGACTGCTTCTAGGGCGGGTGTGGAATCTAAATCAGAGAATTCTTTCCCAATGGTTTTCATTGGGAGCCCAGCCTGTACGATCTGCTTCCGAATGCTTGGTGCTTCTTTAGACAAGTCGTACATTATTCTCCCTCTAGTAGTCGCATCATCTTTTCTTGATGTGCTTTAAATTTATCGGTTGAGTATGTTGGTTGCTCTGGCTTCTTAACAATTCCCTGAATTGTTGGGTAGTATGAAAAGAATCGTTGCCATAGTGGCTTGCCGATACCAAGGTCGTTTAAATTACGTGGATCCGCAAAGAACATACGCATAGCCTTTAGAACTTCATAACGCTGTGTGCCTTCGCCAACCTGCTTGTTGATCCAAGTAGCCAAGTACTTGTTGTTAACTTGGCTGGACGTATTTGGTGCAGCCTTCTCAACTAGGTCGTAGAACTCTGCGATCAAGTCTGTGGTAGACCAAAGCTCTTCTGGAGTATTGATTCTATCTTTGCTGTCACGTTGAGCCTTTACTGGCTTCTTGTACTTTGCGTTGAGTCGAGCCTGGCGATCTTCGATCTTACCAATAGTTCCGGTGGCAGGTTCTTCCTGGCCTCGCTTTACCTTAGGAGCTTCTTCATCCCCATCAAGATTCCAAACCATCTCTTCTCCTTCTTGGGGCGCAGCCCCTATAGTTAAAGATACGTTAGTATCTTTAACTATATTAGTACTAGTAGTTATATCACTAGTAGCTGTATAGTTGTCTATGTATAGGTGCCCTGAAAAGCCGTTGTCGGTAGAAAGTAGCTTTTTAGCCTCTTCTGTGAATTTTAGACGGGCAATCCATTGCCCATTGTTCTGTACCCGGACAGACTTAACGTACTTGAGATCCTTCAGTTCATTGATGGCAGACTGAAGCGCATCCCTACCTTCAGGGAATTCTTTGGTGCTTCGTAATTCGTCAGCCGAAATAACCCGACCCTTTTCAACAAAGTAATAGAAAAGTGATCTGGCTCGTAAAGATAATTTTGGGTTAACAATTGGTCTTAGCATATAACCCTCCCTCTTTATCTATACTACAGCCTATCCACCCTGTTTGGCAAACCGCGGGCTTGTCGTGGTGAGATGCCGGTTAAGACTTGCTCTGTAGCAAGCGAAAGGGTGAGGCTTACAAATGTAGATGCCAGCGTGTATACGACTAGGTATAGCAAAGGTGTGCTTAGATTCAGGCAGGCAAGTAAGCTAACTATTAAAGCTAATAGTCCTCGCCACTTACCTAGCGGCTTGATTAAACTCTCCACAGCTGTTAAGATACACGCTGCAGCTAACCCCGCAATTATTACTATGCCCATAGATCTATTCTATTCTCTAAATACAACTCTGTCAATATCGAAGGCTTGACCCGCGACATAGGTTGCTGGGCTAAAAGTAATCTGGACTATTGCATAAGCTGCCCCAGTTATAGAACTAACTGGGAAAGAATTTCCAACATATGCCCAACGCTCTGTATGGGTTATGTTTACAGTTTGAGTTCTAGCAGCTGTTGTAATAACTGTGTTGTTTGCACCGGTAGAGTCTTTTGAGTTAGTTGTCTTATTATTAGTAAGGTTGTCTTGATACACAACAATAAGATTGTCGTTAAGATCATAGTAATTAACTGCCAAAGAATAGCTACCTAGAGAATCAGAATTAACTGGTCTAATTGCAATTGAAGTGTAGTATCCAGCATCTGGAGTTAAGTATACCTTTCCAGTTTTAAGGCCAAAAGGTTTTGCAGAACTAGAACCTGCAGTTGTAACACGGCAATATCCTTGACCATGTGTTACGTTATCTGCAGCCAAAGTACCATTAGCAATTTTTCTTACTAGGGTTGAGTTAACTGCTTCCCAACCGCCTAAGTTAGTTTCAAAAGAAGATGATGGAATCTTTGCTCCGGGAAGATCTTCGTAAATTGCTGAGTTGATACCTGCATTAATACCCCAGCTAGCACCTGCAGGCATGTAGTTACCTAAGGTGTCGTACAGACGGCTAATCTTTGTATCGTAGTTAGAGAAGTAGCTACTCTTTCCACCACCGGTGCTTTGTAATTTAGCTGCCCAAATAGTTTTACCAGAAGTAACAGGGTTAGGAATAGCAAAAACAGTACCTAAAGTTGTATCTAAATATTGATTTACTACACGACCGTACTCTCCTTGTACTCCATCAATATGGAAGAAAGTAGAGGTTGATCCAGCAGTATTTTCTACAGACACTGTAAAAGGAACAGTAGTCTGTCCAGCAGTCAACTGAACTACAGTGTGGATTCTTTTCCACCCAGCGGATTCAGCCGCAGATATTGTAAACGTATTAGTTCCTAAAGTATAGGTAGCTTCTGCTTTACGGACATACATAGATATAACAAAATCTTCTCCACCAACAGCTGCAAAACCAAGGTGAGCTGTTCCACTTAAAGATCCTGTAGAACTGTAAGTTAACTTGCCAAAATAAGTACCATATTTAGGAAGCAAGCCACCGGTGTCTGAAGTGATACGTGTAAGAGTTCCGGTACCTGCACTCCAGTCTGTAGTATTAATTTCAAACCCAGAGTTACTTACGTAATTATAAAGTTCTTTTGTTTCCCATTTACAATCTGCAGGAGCGTAATACTTTTGAGTTATAGGGTTAGATATAACTGCTCCACCATCTCCAGAGAAAAACGGGTCTACAATGTCTGACTTTTCAAGTAAACCCCCATCTAACCAGTAACGATCTCCAGCAACGTTATCTGTAGAGTAAAAGCTAACCTTTACTAAAGGGTTTCCAGCATCTTTAGAAAATGGTGGGGTAACTCCTTTTACATATAGTTGTGTAGAAGCAGTTGTAGATAGGGTAAAAGGTTCGCTGTCAGTAATGTATACATCTGTTGGGTAGTACTGACCATCAACATCAGATAAAATTGATGACTGTAATTCTTTAGAAGATTGGTTAGAAAACTCTAAACGTACCTTCATAGTTCTAGCTGCTGATCCAAGAATATATGCACTAGCAATAATTTCTTGACCGGGTTCTACAGCAACCCAGTCTGATACAAATCCTGTAGTACCTGTTGCTGTAGACGTTAATTTTCCAATTGTTGTTCCATGAACAAGAGCAGTAGTGGTTACAGTATCTTGACTTAAAGAACCATTTAAAGCTGTCCAAGAACTTAATCCATATTCCATTTCTGGATTAAAGAAATAGTTTTCTTTTTCTCCAGCTACGTTAACGTATACCTTGCGAGCATCTTCATACAAAAAGCTATGCTCTGGTTCTGCAAACTGCAACATGTCAAAATATACAATATTAGATGTAGAAGATGCAGGGGTTATAGTAAGCGTAACTTTAGCAAATTTAGCTGTTAGTGGAGATAGTTTTCCATTTCGTCCAGAGTCTGAAATACTAGTAAACTCAGCAAAAGAAGTAGTTGTTGTAAGGGCTGTACCTGCAGATGTAGTACTGAGTGAAACCCCAAATTGATCGTACCAAGTAATAGTTGCAGAAACTGTTGTTGCTACTGCCGTACGTCTTGCATACCCAGAAAAAATATAACGAGTGTTTCCTGCAATAGGTATACCGTTAGTTTTAATATCAAGACCTGAAGCAGGCAAAGACATGACTATCGGTGTTGTAGATGCCGTAACTAATTTACCTAAACCTTGAACTCTTACAGGCGCTGCTAAATCAGTAAAAGGTGCTGGAGCAGAAATACTTTCTGCCGAGTATTTAACTGCTGAAAGGGTTCCACTAGAAACACCCCATCTACCAACAGACTCTTCAAAAGATGAGTCGTTATAGTCAAGCATGTAGTTGTGACCAAGCCTGTATGTAGCTCCCCAGTGAGTAAGCGCTGTAGTATAAATTGTTAGGCTTTCAGAAGTTCCTTTATAAGAATTAGTAATATTACCTGTAGCAGCAAGAGACCTGTTATAGATGTCTCCTAAAGCAGCCTCATATTGAAGCCCTAAGCTAGTGGTCTTTGCATTTAACAAAGCACTTGGTGTGTAAAATGGGTTTAGAGAATTTGATAAGATACTTCCCTGTACTCGCAGGTAATCATACATAAAAGAAAAAACACCTAAAATAGTTACTAAGGTATTAGAATTATAGGTTGAAAGCCCTTCTCCAATATCATCAACAGAGTTAAGCCAAGCTTTAGGAAGCCAGCTAGCCATCTTTTCTAAAGTTGTTTTTTCTCCAACTAATACTGCGTATGATGTTCCGCAAAATTTCCAGGCTGAGCCGTTAAATAACCAGATAGAGTAAGAAACTTCTACATCTTCTATGTCTGTAATAACGTCAGTGTAGGTTGTACTAATGGTTGAGTATGTACCACCTGCAAGAATAGTGCCATTATCAGGTTGATCTACGCTTCCAGCATAGCTTTTAACTAAAGCCCAGTGTGTAGGACTTGGGTCATTAGGATCAGGGACAATCGGATCCCAAATAACTTTAATTGTTTGGTAACCCGTTGAAATAGCAACAATGTTTGATTGGTAGTAAACACTTACTACAGAAGTTACTCCGTAGCGTACTCCAGAACCATACCGTCTAGTACCGTATTTTGCCATTTATTAGATACCACCAGAAACTGTAGTAACCAAACTAGTAGACAAGAGATATGGAATTTCATTTGCTGCTAGTGAAATATTACCTAATGAACCAGAAGCATCTTTAGACAACTGAGTTACAGTAGCAGAACTTACTCCCTTAACATTTTGAATAGCCGCAGTAACTGTAGACAAAGGAATTGTCCTACCAAAGGTATTATTATTGTAATAGAACAGCCCGTTTTCACCAAGCATTGCCTGGTAAATAGCTAGTTTTACATCCGCATTTTTCCATGCTGAGTCAGCTACAACAGTTGCTGTTAGATAAATAGGTACATAGGTTGGGGGCAATACAGTTAGGGTTGTGCCTGCTAAAATTTTATCTGCCATATAGCTTTGAACATCGTAGGAAAGGTTAGTCCAAGCTGACGTTGGAGTTAAAGAAATTGCTAACCCACCTGCAACATATGCAGACGTAACCGTGCTAGCTACTGTAAATGTTACTGATGAAGGAACTCCTGTAATAACAACGTTTTGTAAGTTATACGCAACAGGATTAACACCTGAAATATTAACAGTGTTTCCAAGAGCAAAACCATGGTCTACGTCTGTCGCAAAAGTGACTGCTGTGCCTGTTGTAGAAATACCAACAATATTTGCTTGAGGGTAGCCTGTAGCAGCTTGACCATCATTCATAGGCTGAACGTACAGGTTAACATTAGTGTATACAGTAGATGCCGCACTAGACTTACCTACTCCTTCAGCAAGATTTGCTAAAGAAGCAAAATCATCTAAAGTTACCGCTCTACGTCTTGTTGAAACCGCAGCTTTAATTTTATTTTTAATGTCAACTGCACTGTCTCCATCAGCACCTCCTGATGCAGGAGCGCTATTTGAAACTGTAAAGTAAGAAGTAATTTGTGGGTCTAGAGATCCAGGAAAAAATGTAAGCTCTGTGATAGAAAGTGACTTAATATTTCCAGCTGCTCCAACGCTTACTTTATAGGTTGCACTAATAAGCTGACCACTTGCTGGAATAGAACCGTTTACGTTATCACCAAATACAACATCAATGGTTCCGTCCTCATTAGGTGCTGTAGTAAACACTTTATCATAAGGTCCAGCAGAAAATAAATTATCTACATATGTCCAAGTACCAAAAGCAACTCCTTGACCTACATACACAGTAATAGATTTATTAACAACACCTGGTTCAGGAATTGTAAATGCTTGACTTGCTCTACCGTCTGATGTACCTAAATTGGCAGGCAAAGCAATATTAAATGTGGGGTCAATTAAGTCTGGCTTATCAGTGTTTACTGTTTTTCCTTCTTGACATGGAAGAGAAATTGACGCGCCTGGAACCACTGCTGTAGCTGAGGTTGTAGTTTCAAAATATACTTCAGTATATTCACCGTAAGAAAGAGGAGCCATAACTTGAGTTCCAATTGGAATGTCTAAAGTGTTATCGCTAATGTTAGTAAATGTTACAAATCCTGTAGCTGGAGTTGGTCCTGAAAGCACATAATCATAAAGGCTTGCAAAAGAAAGCAAAGTTTTACGTTGAATAGCTGTATCAATAGTAGTTTCGTTTGCAATGCGGTCTAAGTAATGGGACATAATATCCCCCATATAAGCAAATGTTTCAACCAACACGTTACCTAAGTCAGAGGAATCAGTAGGGTCCCAAGTAGTATTAGTGCGTTCTTTGATTAGGTCAATCAAGTCTGCTTTTAATGCAGCATAGTCTCTAGATGTATAGTCAATTTGCATTATCTTAATACCCCGCTGTCGTAGTTCCGTTGTAGTTAATTGTTCCAGTATTAATGGTTAAGGAAGTAAGTGTATCATCTGGAAGCTTTAAAGACACTATGACGTTTTCAGTACCGTCGATATTCTCCCCCGCAAACTCTACTGCGGTTACGCTAACCTGTGGGATCCATTTTGAGACCGCTTCGGAAATAGCAATAGGAATGGCAGTTTGGGCGTCGCTGTCGTTTTCAAATAGTGCTCTGCTCCAATCAACCCCATAGGTTGGCTGCATTGGTCGTTGACCTACATAAAAAGACAACAAGGTTAGTACTTTATCTAAATAAATTTTAGAAGCGGATTCAGTAGTCTGAACAACTCCTGAGGGGCTAATAGTGTAGGGAAAGCTAATTGCTTGGCTCATGACTGTACTCCTATCCATACTGGGTAATCAGGATCTCCTGCTATGAACATGACCCATACTAATTGGGCTACTGCTGGAAATGTCCTATGAAATGTGTGCTCTGGGGTTTTAAGACTAGTAGATGAGCTTGTAGTTCCTGGAGCACTAATTCCGCTAGCATTAGTATAGATGCTGGCCTCTAAAGTGTCTGTCGTAGATGTAGGAGAAGACACAACAACACCTTTGTTTACCATTGTTTTTGTAGCGGTATGTGGATGATTAAGTTGACCACCGCCAGCTTTTGCAACAATAGTTAGTGCTGGCACAGTCTCTGTGTCTCCGCGTGAATCCGTTACGCTTACCGGAGTAGTTGTAAGTAACGCCGCAATTTGTGCAGCAGTATGCGGTTGATGGTCTGGATGATAAGAAGAGGAAGTAATCGGCAAACACGCTGGAGCCCAGTTATGTGACTCAATTCCAGTGGGACCGTGTACCAAAACTTGAATTCTATTTTGTTTTAAAGGGTCCTTAACATTTGTCACTTGCCCAGAATAAATACCATAAAAACGAGGACGACCTTGAGGGTCCATCATATACTCAGAATCGTTATTCACTTTAAGACCTTTCCACTACTAGTAGAAGACCATTGTACCGTCTTTTTTATCCCACCTAGATTTGGAGATAAATCTTTAAAAGCTGTAGCTCCAGTTATTTTTGGAACAGTAACCTTAGACAAGTTCTGAACTGCTGTTATAGGGGTGACCCCATATTTTGGGTCTACAGGAGATGCGTTGGGAGACAGGTTGTACTCCACTAGCTTAGAAGCAGGTGTAGTTAAAGATTGCTCAGCAAAATCACTTTGCACATCTCTAAGATCAGATCTTTCTTTAGCTTTTGAATCTGCATCTCCTATAATATCTGTTCCTACCTCAATATTCATTAAGTATTTTGCTACCCGTCCCCCAAAGATATGCTCTATAGAAAGGACTGTCCAGTAACCAGACATGCCATTTGGAAGACCGTCTAGGTAGATAGGGTCGTAAGGACGTAAAGTTGCGTGCCCTACAATAGTTACTTTTGCTCTATGTTGATACCTCTTAGTGTCACTATACGCTTGAGCTATTTGTTTAGAGTTAGTTAAATCTTTAACAACTTCATGAGGATAGTGAGTTTTAAAGACAGAGGTTTGTTTACCGTCAGACTTATTAGTTGAAAAATTAGCCATTATTTATTCACCCTTTGTGCAAAGTACGTCTGGTTTGGTATAACCACACCGGAGTTTCCTTTCGTAGGTGCCGTATGTGCATGGGTAGCTTTGACTACAGCTCCGGTATTAGTGTTAACTCCACTCACAACCCTATCAATACGTCTTCCATCTTCCGGTGCTTGATCAGAAATTATTGGTTCAAATGCAAGAATAGTTCCAGTCATACGAAGAGACGCAGGGACTACTCCTCCAATTTCATTATCGACATAGTTAAAGTAGGGTGCAGAACTTTTTTTACTTTGATAGATCTTATTCTTAGATACAAAGATAATTGTTGTATTTTCAGCTAACAGTGCAAAGCCAGTTTGTTTAGCTAAGCTTCTACATAGTTGCCAATCACTTTGCCCTGATTGAGATACTTGAGCACGAACTCTAGGATCGCGCTGTGTTACAGCCGCCATACTGTGCTTCTTAACAATCTTAGAAATAACTTGATCTGCCGTAACATTTTTATAAATCTTCTGATCAGTGTTTTTTAAAACCCAAGAAGCTCCTACGCAAACTATATCTGTGTTGCCGCCTTTTTGCGAGTGATCTTGACGCACATGATGAACGTACCCATTCCAAGTAGATTTAAGTTTACCTGAACGATATGTAAAAATTACAGGGTCTCCCGATACAATAGCATCTTTTCTATTAGCTGGCTTACCTTTATAGTTAAGTACTAAACGGTCATGCTCGTCAGGATCTTGATGAAGTTCAGCACCTATTAAGATTAGTTCCATGTCTGGAGCTTTAGGAAATGACGCAGTAAAGTCACTATCTTTTGCATTAGACTGCCATACAAAATTTTTCTGATCAGGTGTTTGTTTATTAGTTGCCATATGGAACCCTTAAAAGAGTGCCTTCTGGAATATCAAACGGGTCTTGAATTTCTGGATTAATCTCCATAATTTCCCACCAGTACTTAGCACCTACGCCAAAAACTTCAGAAAGATTTGATAGGCTGTCTCCTGCTTTCCAGGTATAAGTAATGTAGTTAACTTCTTTACTATTAGGAAAACGTCTGAATACAGAAATTAAGTACTCTCCAGTATATTTATCTGGTGTCTGAGTTAGAGGACCGTCATAGTATCTAGAAACTCTTTCTATCATTATGGTGCCTTTCCAGTACTAGATATGTATTCTTTAACTGATGCTACAGAAGCACCTGTTCCAAATGCAGCTGTTTCATTCCAAAGAGCAGGGTAACGAGCAAACGTAACACTAACAGTAGTTAACATTGGCACCATGTTTAGGTCAAACATAGCGTGGTTTACTTGAAAGCTTGCTACAGAACCATAATACCGTAAGTTTTCATTTAAGACCAACCAGCAAGGAACACCAGTAGTATAGCCAAAATCTGAGGTTACACCGTTATAGTTTAACAATAGTGACTTAGATAGTGGGTCGCCATTTAGAACTCTGTATAAGAATTCAATATCGTATTCTGTACCGCGATTTAAAATACCCTCTACCTCTGTAGAAGTTAAATCTCTTCCATAAATAGCTTTTTGAGGAACTTTAGGGTTTGTTAAACGAAGGTACTTTAAATCCGGAATACGATTAATGTACACTTCAAAAGCAACTGAAGAGTTACCTGTAAGTAGGGTAGCAGGATCACTAGCACCTAGTGTCCAGTCAACAGAGTTATTAGAAGAACTGCTGTAACTAAATGTAGTTGGGTTGTACATAAATCTAAATCCCCACTGATTAGTTGCACCCTTAGCAGAAGCTAGTTCTTTTAACTTATCTGGATTTTTATTTAAAACAGCCGCACTGTTTACATCTTGAAAAATTCTTCCACGTTCTTTTTTTGCAAATGCAGCAGGTTCGGCTTTAAACTTATCATTTTGTGAATGAGCAACTCTTTGCCCATAAGAGATAGCTCTAGCATCACGGTGAGGTGGAGGGTTAAACCTAGTTTCTCCAGCCGGAGGCGTTACTGTAGTGATGTCTTGTAAACCGTTACCGCTAGAGGTTTCACCACACGCTGCATTTGATTTAGCAGCAATCATCTTATTAGTTACGTTCTTCTTAGTCCAGTCAGCTAACTTTGTTTTTGAAGACAAAATACTTGCAGCTGGTTCTTTAGAAGTTTGAATACACATATCGCCATTTTTTGTACAGGTCCAGTGTGCTTGATATCCTTTACCACCGTACTGTGGAGTCTTGTAATTTACAACAAAGTTCCACAAGCTAGTACACTTGTCCCAAGTATAATTTGTTAAAACTTGAATTTGATTTTGTGCTAACACAGTGTTTTTTTGCAAGGTAGGGTTTTCTCCGTACAAACCTTTTATCACTGCTTGTATAGCTACAAAAGGAAAAACAGGGGCAGTAACTACAGTTGTCCAAGTAATACTAGGAACTGCGTTATTTGGGGTTCCCCAATTTATTCTATTATCAGCGATCTTTGTCCAGTTAGGACTAGCATCGCTTTTCCATTGAATTGCTACTGTAGGTGTAGCTATTACGTTTGTATTTGTAGCCCCACTCTTACGACTAAAGCTAACTTTTAAACGTCCGTTATCGTTTGTTAGGGCACCCTGATTAACAAAGCCAACTTGAGCAGCACTAGTGTTTGCGCTAGCAGTAGTGCTTGTAGTTAAACCTGCAGCTAATCCGTTGTTTTCATTAGTACCTGAGTTAGGAGAGACAAGCTGTCCAGCAAAAGTTCCATCAGAACCTGTAGCTACCCAAGTAGCAAAGTTACTAATAGTAGTAGCGTATACCTCAATTAAATAATAAACATAATACTTAGTATTTGTTTTATGGTTAGCAGCAGTAATACGTGAGTTACTCATTATATACTGAGCCTCAAGTCTACCTTCTTCATCTTGATAGCGCTTAACATTTGCGTAGTAATAGGTAGCCATTAAAGAGAACTTCCAATCTGCTTCAGTACGTTACTATCAGTAAGTTTCTTACCAACTAGTCTTACTAGACGATCTGCTTCTTGTACACTGCCTTGAGCAATGTTTACCTTCATCTGTAGGTTAATAACAACATTCTTAGAATCTCCTGATGAACCAGCTACGCCAACGTTCATTGCAGCTGAAGGTCCACCAACATCTTCATTAAATCCTGCGGAGCTTAATGATGTAGTTAAAGAAGGACTAGAAAGTTGTTTTCCTGTTTTGCCTCTAAAATTAGCTTTAGTAGCAGCTTTTTTAGCCGCCCACATAGAGTCTGACCCAATTGCTTTAGGACCAGCTGTTGCAGAAGCAGTCATATTTCCATTCATAGGGGATGCTGGAGCACCACTTAAGTATGGTGCGGGATCAACCTTAACACCTTTTTCATCAAGAATTTCAAAGTGAAGGTGTGCACCGGTAGAGTTACCGGCACCTGTCTGGCCTTTCTTTCCGCCAGATCTACCAAGTACTTGTCCTGCTGTAACTTTTTGTCCTCTAGTTACATTAATTTGAGACATGTGTGCATAACGAGATGCGGTACCATCTTCGTGTGTTACTTCAATCCACTGTCCATAACCCTTAGCTTCATTACCTATTTTACTAACAACTCCTTCTGTAATAGCTGTTAGTGCAGTACCTGACGGTGTACCAAAGTCTATACCTTTATGGTTAGAAGAAATTTGTGGGTTCTGAGAATTATCTCTTGGACCAAATGGAGAAGTAATCGGTGTTGCTTTTGGAACAGGGCTAGCATATGGAGTTGGAGTAGCATTCTCATTAGGGCCGCCAACACCTAAGTTACCGTGATCGTGTGGACCACCAGAACCAAAGAATCCTGCAACACCTCCAACAACAGTTCCAACTACTGCACCGATACCAGTACCAAGTACAGGAACTACTGATCCAACACCCGCACCAATTGCTGCACCGGTACCCATACCCGCAAGTGTGCTTCCAACACGAGTTGTTGTGTTAGACGCTCCAATTTTATTTCCAAGTGCTTTACCGGCTTTACCGGTTCCATAACCTACAGCGCCTGCTCCTAAACCTGCTATAGCACCAGCTCCAAGAGCTGCTGCTCCGGTGGCTAATCCTGCACCTTTACCAAGAAGTCCTGCAGCACCTGCACCACCAAGCAACCTGCTTACTAGAGTTACCTGTATGATAGTTGATGCAAGGCCCGCTAATGCTCCAATAAAACCGGAAATAGCTCCGCCCATATTTCCTGCGTTAGGAAGAGTTTGTAAAATTCCCTTAAGAGTCATTAAACCATCATTGACAGGGCCAAGAGTATCTGCCATAACACTGTAGGCATCATTAAGAGATGCAGTGGTACGAAGAGATACGTTGTATCCGCCAACTAAACCTTCTTCAGTTGACTCAAGTTTTCTATTTTCACTAGAGTTAAATCTAAAATTAGAACGAATAGGAGAGCTTTTATCTACACCCAATACGTTAAGCATTGAATTTGGATCTTTGCTATTCATTGCAGAGCTAAACTTACTGTCGCTACCTGCGCTAGCACGTGCAATAATTCCTGATTGAATCATCTGCATTAGCTGTTGATCGCCACCAGTAATTTGCTGAAGAGTTGCGTAACCCTTACTTCCAGGGTTTAATACAAGAGCAGCCTGTTGTTTTGTAATCTTTTGTCCGCGGTATAAAAAGCGGTATACATCATTAATAATTGTGTTAGGTGGTTTTAGATTGCCTTGAGCATCACGAATCTGAACACCGGCACGTAAGAAACTCATGCCGTTCATTCCTGCTACGCTTGCAGCAGCCATTTCGTTACTCATACCAGACATGGCGCTCATACCACCAAGCTGTGCCATGATGTTTTTAGAGCTTAATGAGTTAGCTGTGTAACCACCTTGATAGGTTAAATTCATTGCAGCCATGGTTGGACCCATAGCGCTTGTTGCGCCACCACCTACTTGGCGATTAGCTTGCGTAATTGCTTGACGTGAAGACATGCCACTAAGGCCGGCATAAGTATCTGCACCCATACGTTGTGTAACTGCGGACATAGTGTTAGGTGCTACACCCATATATGTAGCTGCACCAAATCCTGCTAGGCCAACACCCATTCCGACTTTTTCAGCACGGGTAAACGAACCAAGACCAAGGCGTCCACCGCCTGGGCTATTAGACCCTAGCTTATTTGTAGCAGCTTCGGTATCTTTAAGAACCTTAGTCCACTCATCGGCAATTTGGTCTACAAGTTTTTTAGCTTCCTTAAAGTATTTAATAAAACCTTTAGGCATTCCTTCAAACTCAACGTCACTACCCATAGATGAAAGAGAGGTGGACTCAGCATCGGAAGGGTTCTCCATATTTCCGATTGCACCTGCCATTTACATCACCGCCTTATTCTAGCCGTAGCTCTATCTAGCCAATTTATACGTTCTCTAATGCTTAAGTTACGTATTTCATTTAGTGTCCACCCTGGATAGTTTTGAACTAGTAAGTCCTGCATATCCATGAGTAGTTCGTAGTCAACCTCGTTAGCGAAACAACTCCGCTAAAGTTAGCGGAAGCGGTACCTCCGCGCCGCAAGACTGACATGGAATTTTAATTTGACTAAGTTGTGGGCCTGGGTTGCGGTTTGTAATTTCTTCAAGAATGTCTCTACGATCTTTAAGACTTAGTTTTCTAACATCGTCCATACTAAGAACTGGAGCATCATTGATAGATTCAATACAGTTTTTCAAAAGAATTGTATCCAATTCTGCTGAAGTTTTGTTGGTAGCCGTTACGATAGCTTTTTGAGTACTTCCTGTAGGAAGGCTCACTACCACTTCTCCAACTTTGCACTTAACCGTAAATGTGTGGTCCCCATCAAGTTTTTTAAGGGGCACATCTTTAGACAAGTCTATTTCAAAGATTTGTTCAAAATTACAGCTAGGGCATTCTCCAGGTCCTAATTTAACATCAGAACCAAAAGTAGCTTTTCTAATTGCTAGTAACAATAGCTCACGGTCACCTGCATAGAGGGCTTCTAGCGTAGCTTTGTCAGCTGGCTCGTCACCAATCTTTACGGTTGCTCTTTCAAGAATTGTTAAAAGCGCTTTACCTGGATCTGTGATCTTAGAGATAATCTCTTCGTCTAGCCCAGTTAATTCTCTAACCTCTGCTGTAGAAATAAAACCATTGACTGGATCTAATAACCCACCCAAAAGTTCTACATCTGTATCAGGCGGTGGCGTTGTAGTTACTTTAGGGGCACTACTAGCCACCACCTGCTCAGAAGGTTTCATAGCTTTATCAGCTAATTCATTTGCTAAAGCTGGGTCGTTTGTCGCATTTATAATTGTATCTGTAGTCATATTATTCACCTATTCTTTAATTAAACGATTTCTTTTGCAGTATTAGCTAGTGTGTAGTCCTTTGCGTAGGCTACGTCAAATCCTTCGTGTACTAGAGACATTTCTTCTACCATAAGGGTATTAGATCCTGCATCTAGATTGCTATAGGATAGTGATGAGATCCATGCGTTATATACCTTGAAGCGAAGAGAGGTGTGCTGATCGTAAGCGGTAGTTGCCTGCGCTTGAGTTGCAGCTGCACCTGTACTTGCTTGAGGATTTGGATGACTCAATACTTGAATATCAAGATTGCATCGGAATCCCGCACCAACACCGCTTGTTACAGAAGGTGTGATAACTGAGAATAAACGCTTCATCCATAGCATGTTTGATGATTGATTTAACATTACTCCCTTAGAAAGAGTAATTGGGGTAAACGCTGATTGACCAGGGATCTGGTGAACGTTAGTATTGTATCCACCTTCACGATAAGCAATAGGCTCAGTTGTTACACTAAGGCCTGATAGGGAAACGAATCCCATCTTTGCTGGTTTTGCTGCGTCTGCCCATTCAGCTGTTGGCTGAAATGTAACTAAGAATCTAAAATTACGGACTGGATCCGTCATCAAAGTACTTAGCGGATTTGTAAATGCTGGCATTTTTATTTATCTCCTTTACGCTGATGCGTTTCCGGTTAGTTGCCCGATCTTAATGACAACGAACTCTGCTGGATATTCTAGGGCAACACCGATTTCAATATTAACTCTACCGGCTTGAATTTCGGTAAATGGGTTATTAGTAGAATCGCACTGCACATAGAATGCTTGACTTGGATTTGTTCCACGTAGACCGCCTGCTGTCCAATAAGAAAGGAGGAAGCTATTTAAAGTTGTTCTAATTTGAGAATGTAACTCTGAGTCATTATTCTCAAAAAGAGCAAATGATGTTAGATCATTAATAGACTTTTCAATGTAAATCAAAGAACGTCGAAGATTGATGTAACGATTGTTTGGGGTGTTATCAATAGTACGTCCACCCATAATAACAATACCTGCACCAGGAACCTGGCGAATAGCATTGATAGGGTCTACGCTTGTATTGATAGTATCGAGCTCAGCGTTAGTAAACAAGTGTTCAGTAGATAGAGCAAGAGCCATAACGTTCTGTAAACCTGCTGGAGTCTTCGCTGGACCACGAGATGCGTCAGTTGCTAGGTATTGACCAACAACACCAGCTCCTGGAGCTTGTAGGCGAGTTACGCCAACGCTTTTAGTTGGGTCTGGAATGCTGTACCATGGGTAGTAAGCTGCAGCAATATTTCCTGAGCTGCTAGCAGCAAAGATAGAATAGGTAGCTGTTACTTGATCTTGAGCTGCAACAACTTCTAGACCAGAAGGTGTGTCAATGACAGCAAAGCAATCGTTGCGGCTAGCTGCATAAATTACAGCATCTCCATGAATCTGTGCAGTTAGTGTGGCAGTTGCAGCATATGGGGCATCTGGTGCGTAGATAACCAGTGGGTTAACTACAGAGTCATATGTATCCCAAGCAGCTGAGTAATCTGTTCGAGCAGGGGTTCCACCGTCAGCACCACCTGAAAGTGCTACAGGAGTGGTAAGAACACCTGGAGACTTAGTAGCGTCAAAACCTGTGCTAAGAATTGTAATTGCAGAGGTAGGGTTAGAGTTAATCTTTGAACGAACAAAGTTTCTGTCTGTAGATGACATGCTTAAGTCTGTGTATGACTCTATTAAGCTAGTTGTAGCAGTTCCACTAGTTGTTGTTGTTTGGTAGACCTCTAGACCAAAACGGCCAGCAGATCCTCCAGCAATAATTTTAACTGATACGTTATTAGCCCAAGTTCCTGCGTTAACTGCGTTTACAGTAAACACTGGAGCAGAAGCTACAACAGTTGTAACAGAAGCTGTTGCAGATGCACCAGTTACGGCAGTACCTGTAGCAGCGCTTGTAACAGTAAACTGTGAGCTTGAACGAGTTGCAATAACTACGTTAGTTAGGTTAAACGCTGTAGTTGAAAGACCAGTAATAGATACGGTCTGTCCAGCTGCAAAAGTGTTAGTGGCTGTGTATGTAACTGTTCCTGATGTAGCAGATGCAGCAGTTACAGTAGCGGTAGCAGTGGTTGTGGTTCCAGTACCATCGTTAATGATTAAAGAACCTACAGCAGATCCTGTACCAATAACACGCTTTACATATAGATCTCGGCCGCCATTAGCAAAAAAGTTATAGGCAGCCCAAGTGGTTGGGTATGAGTCATTCAATCCACCAAAAGCTTTAACAAAATCTGTCCAAGTACTTACTGGTACAGGTGCAGTTGTATTGCCTTTAGGAAGAGCTCCAACAAATGCGCCAACAGCGTTTGCAGTGTTTGCAGGCTGTACAGCTTGTTGCAGAGCTACTTCTTGGATATAGACTCCGGGACGGGCAAAAGTTGCCATTCGGGGTTACTCCTTCGGTTAGGTTGTTTTCTTAGTGAGGCCGGATTATTTACGGGTTTGTAGTAAAAACTTCATTTTGAGATTCGAGTGATGAAACAACATCCAGTACCTGGTATACACCAGTAAGTTCTTGAGTAAATAACTCAGCACTTATACGAATGTTATAGACATTGCTAAAGAGGCGTTTGCCACCTTCAGTAGTGTCTCTTTTTGAGAACCCCAACATATCCAAACGACGGTTGGTACCGTCTTGAGGAACGGGTAGTTGCCCAAATCTAAATGGTAGTCTACCAGGTGCAAACAACTTAGCCATAATCTGACGATCATGACGGGGTTGGCGGGACCATGTTGAGACTTGGTAGATAAGATCTACCGGGATAGGAAATTCAATTGGTTGGTTAATAGAACCATCTGTGTCACGGTTAGGGGTATAGCCTTCAGGAGCATAAGCTAAATTTACAACGCCTCTGTGGGCACGCTCTGTATCCTCACGTACGCCTACTAGATCTAGGGTAATGTATGGATAAACCTGCTGACGAATATCTTTATCTGGCTGTCCATAATAGACACCTACAGGACGGGCAGAGTTGCCTGCGTCTGAAACAGTGATTCCTTGAAGCAAAGTCTTTAGAGCTTCATCTTCATTAATGATAAATGGCATTACATTACCGCCAGTAAGTAGGTAGTAATAGCTGGAGAAGGGGGCCTATCTTGAGTTCCATAATTCCACGACATCGCAGTTTCTTTATGCTTAGGGTGGGAAAATTTTACAGTTCCGGTATGGTCTATAGACATACTACTTACAACTTCTTGAGGCCACCCATATGATAATGCATGGGCACGCAAGTCTTCAGTTTCGTATTTTTTAGTATGAGGCTCGGCAACCTGCTCTAGGATAGAGTATAAAAATGATTTAACTTTAGCCACGATTACGGAGCCAATTCGATAGCAAAAACCCTGCAGCAAAACCAACAACGATTTTCTTACCACCGTTTTGGTCAAGGCTGGCTAAGCCACGAACAAACTCCTGTTTATCGGCATCAGTCTCTTGACGAGCAAGCCGATTAGCTAAATTAATCATAATTCCTCCATAGGAAGGCGCAGGGTGTTACAAGCAGGGTTCCGGATTTCTCCGGCGTTAATAGTAATCATAAACGAAAAAACCCCCTTACGGGGGTTAAATCGCTACTTCTTTTTAATCTTCTTAATGATCTTCTTGTCCATCTTGGCATCGTCCTCTTGAGACTTAGGCTTACGATGCTTTTTGTCAGCCTTATGAAAAGCCGCCTTCTGCTTTGGGGTCATACCCTTGGTGTCTTTGGCGTCCTGTTTCTTATCTGACTTCTCGGTGTACTTAGACATTACATGCCTTTTTTGCGTACTACGTTAGCTTTCTTAGCCTTGCCCTTAGAGTCAGACTTCTTATCAAACTTCTTATTAGCAGCGGCAAGAGTCTTCATGCCGTGCTTATCTTTTGGCTTACCGCAGCCACAGGTAGCACACATTATTTCTTCTTCTTTCGAAGAGCAGCGAAGTCAGAACCTTCTAGCTTTCCGTCTTTGTCCATATCAAGCTTCTTCTGCTTTGGGGACATCTTCTTTGTAGTCTTCTTAGCGCCCCTCTTGCAGGCACCCTTACATCCCGGCTTTGAACAGCCGCATCCACATGACTTACACATTATTTCTTACCTTTCGTATGGGGGTTCTTTTTATGCCATTCTTTAGTTGCCTTGACACCTTCTTTGACAGTCTTGGCTCCAGCTTTCTTAGTTAAGTTAATCTTATCATACTTGCCTGCTTTAGCGCTGGCAGCATGATCCACAATTATCTCGCCGTTTCTATTCTTCTTTACTACGTGGTCTGCACCACCTGCTTTAATTTTAGCCATAGTTGTCCTTATATTGAAGTCTCATCAAAGGCAGTGTACTTAGCATAGTACTGGAACTGCGAATCATTGACAAGCTCTTCGGCGTTGACTTGCTCACAGGATACCTGTAACAAGGTGTATCTATCTTTAATTATACCTCGTGGTGAGACCTGTGTTGGTGAGAACACCTGGTTTCTAAATACGATTCTATCACGTAGGTAGGCATCAGGGTTAATTTCTACAGTTGAAAGCTCACGGCGATTAGCCGCATTACCTCCATAAAAATTTAGGTGGTTCTCAATAACATCTACGTTAATAGTTACGGTTAGAGTATCTGTGTTGTAGAAACCGCGGTCGCTCTGTACTGTGGCGCCCTGCTCTAGGTGAGCATTAACTACAGGGATAGTAAATGGTGTAAGCCACTTACGACCACCACCAATAACTGAAGATCCCACATCATAGATAGGATCTACAACAGTATTGACTTTATCAAAGATCCACCAGTCTACAAAGGTACCTACGGTTTGAACAAGTTCAACGCTAGTTCCTGAGACGCTGGAACCACGTTCGTAAGCAATATTAAATCTGCCCTCACGCTGATCCCCACGCATAATTAAGCCTCTACAACTGGAGGAGTAAAAGCTTTAGTTGTGGAGTTGTATGTCCACCCAGGATAGATATCACTATTAGAGTCATTTTTGACATCTGTAATATCAACAATAGTTGGATCACTCAAAAGAATTGCGGCTAGTCTATCTTGGGTATGCAAGATCTCAACTACCTCACCATCAATAATAAAAGCAATCTTAATTGGATGTATAGCGTTGTTCTCTGTCATTCTGTCTCCTTGTACGATACGTTTACTACGCCCCACTTACCAAGTGGACACGAGGCATTAGGAAGCTTTGTTTTTAAACTCATTACACATCCGCACTCTTTGCACTGGCTAGTTAATTTAATTAACTGAGGGCATTCAAGGCAAATATTAAATCTTTGTTCTGCCATCTCTGTTTCTACTCTACCTAGGTTCTTATTGAATAAGTCCCATGGTCGTGCAGGCCTGTCAAATGGATCAGTCATATTGTAGTCCTAACCAGATATTTTAAAATTGTCTACCGTAGATCCCTGGCCAAATGGGCTAGAGGTCTTAATAATACCATAACTGTTTGCTTTTGCAGGTGAGGTTGCAGTATGTGTGCCGGAGGTTAGAAGACCTGTAAAGTTAGAGTTTGAGTATGCCTGATAGGTTAAAACATCCCCTTGAGTATTTAAACGAAGGGCGCCAACTGAGCCACCTACGCTTATGTCTCCAGTAAGGTTTGTAATAGTTCCGTTTACTGAACGAATTAACTTTACATAGTAATTATTAGTAATCGATCCACAAGTCTGACAACCCCCGCCGTATTGATCACAGTTGGGGTATGTTCCACCGCTATAGCAATTCGAGTAAGATTGATAATATGCAACTCCGTACTCAGGATTTGGACAACTGTTGGGAGTAGTTGTTGACGCTGTTGTAACTGTACAAAGTCCGCTTGAGTTAGGGGTACCACCTGCGTAGCAGTCCCAACCACCCGGAATAGATGTGACGCTATAACATTGTGTGCCTATTAAGGTACCTGAAGGGCAGGAGTAAGTAGTGGTTGAAGCTCTTGGAACATAGCAACTGTATGCTCCTGGGTGACCAGTTTCTCCCTCATTACATTCATAAGAGCATGCTTGTCCACCACCAAATGCGTAGCAATCACTTGTAGTATAACAATTATAGTTATATGGGTCATTAACTTGACCGGTAGTACACTGACGACTAGAAATAAACGCAGAGCCTACATATCTCCAACTAGTTGGGGATACGGTAGCGGTAGCGTCTCCAATTAAAGTGGTTGATGTTCCACCAGAAACATATATCCCTTGGTATGTAGTAGTACCACCACCAGAAATAGTAGTACCACAATAAAGAGCGCTAGGCCCGCTATTATAAACTGGGTAACTACCGCTCTCGCAGTGACCATTACACGCACAGTTACAAGAGTAAGTAGTGTTTACTTGGGTCTGAAAAGAAACTAAGGCGTACCAGTTACTGGCATCTACTACCCAAGCAGCAACACCAGTACCATTACTAACACCTGCGCCTACAGTAACATCGTCAACACCGTAAGCTACGGTAGCAATAGCGTTTGAACTTGCTACGGTATCTGATTGTGCAGCAGAGCCGTTTGCAAACCATGTCCCGCTACGGTTAGTCCAGGTCTCTCCGCTATCTGCTGTACCTAAAGTACCTGAAACTGAGCGATTAAAAGAGTCTGTAATTGGACCAAGAAACCAACGTACCCAAGTAGTAGCATCTGTTTTTAACCAAGCGCTCTTAGCAAGACCCCAAGAATTAGAGCTTGTCTTTACTTGAACGTCAGTTACGCTACCCCAGTTGCTGGCATCTAATTTTATTTTGGCAGGCATTATGCGTAGACAATCCAAATATCCCCGACGCTGCCGTCGCTGCTTATTGGAGCTACAGTTCTTGTATAAACGTTTCTAACAACTCCTGAGCCAAGAGCGGCAGTTGTTACTGTTCCGTTACTCTGACCAACATAAGCTGTTACTGGTGCTACCCAAGTAGCGGTTGTTCCATTG